GAGGAAGAGGAAGAGGAAGAGGAGGAAGTAACGGAAGAGGAGGGGGCTGCAGCAGCGGCAGAAGCAGCAGCATTTGTTTCCGCAGTCTCAGCCGCAGTTTGTGCAGCAACCGAGGTAACTTTGGAGGCTTCACTGGCCGTGGCGCTGGTGGAGGCATTGCCTGCGCTAGTGGCGGCGCTTGTCTCGCTTGTAGATGCAGCCGTTTCACTTGCAGATGCCGCATTTTCCGACACTAAGGCAGCAGCAGCACTTACAGCAGCTTCAGACGCTTTGGTCGTGGCTGTTCCAGCCTGTGTGGTGGCCGTGCCAGCAGCCGCAGCCGCGTTGGTCTCTGCTGTTTCGGCGTTGGTCTCTGCTGTTTCGGCGTTGGTCTCTGCTGTTTCGGCGTTGGCCTTAGCAGCCTCAGCCGCAGTTTCGCTTAATGCTGCCGCAGAGGCGCTGGAGGCCGCCGCAGAGGCTGATGAGGCTGATTGGGTAGCAGATGTGGCCGCAGCCAGCTTGGAGGCGGCAGCAGCGGCCTCAGAGGCGGCGGCTGCAACAGCAGATGCTTCGGCGTCGTCGGCAAAGCCGCTAATATTGTCTGCTTCTGTCTGGCTGGTCATCCCAGCAGACTGGGACCAATTGGTTGTGGACATTAACGCGGTATCCCCATTTTTAGAGGCCCAGCAAGTTGGCCCTTGGCGCTTTCAAAGTTTAACTTATCCATGCCGCTCTGGTAAAGTGAAGCCCAGACCTGTGCGCGGGCGTCGTCACTAAGATATGGCGCAGAGTGAATGAGAGAACCATACAACAAAACGTCGGGCGCGTCACTCAGTAACCAGTTGGTTGGGGCTGCATCGCTAAGTGCAGGCACACGCGCGTAATACAGCAAATTTACGTCTGTTGGCGCGGATGGCGTGGGGTAAAACTCGATTTGGTCCGCCGTTGAGCGGATAAAGCGTGGCACAGCAGCTACGTCACTCCTTGCGCGCCGATCAGACATGTCAGTCGCCGAGATGGTTTGCAGCATCGCCCCGGATGTCAACGTGACCAACTTCAACTCAAGCCAGTCGTTAGGCAAATTCTCGTAACGCTCATCAGCAGACGTTGTGACGCGCTTTTCCTGCTTCCAGTGACGCAAATCACGCGAAATCTGCGCTTCGGCCAGAGAAATGAACGTCGGGATTACCGATGCCATGTCATCACGGTTTAAAAAGTCAGCGATTGCCGTCTTTAGACCGTCGTATGTTGTTATACTCACAGCGTGCCCGCCCTTGTCCTGAATACTTGGTTGTCGCTGTCGTTCATCCACTTCTTCAAGGCTTTGGGATCGTCAGCTATACCTTTGCGCTTCAGCTCATAGTACACTGAAAGTGGGATCGTGGCCACCTTGTTAAGATCGCCATGTTTGTTCGGTGTGTCGTTGTACTGACGCTTATTCGCCTCAACGATAGCGGAGACATTCTGCTGTGTCTCAACAACATATTCACCATTGCCGGTTACGTGACAGTATTTGGTAATGCCGGTGGCATCGTCTTGGCTAAAAATTCTTTTCACAGTTACCCTCCAGAAGTGATCGGGGCGACCGAAGCCGCCCCGTCATAACTTATGATGTAGTCAAGTCGAACACACCAGCGTGTGCCTGCTCGTTCAAGACTTTCAAACCAAATTCAGCCAGAACCATTGATTTCTCAGCATCGCCTGTGCGTGAAAGTTCGATCTGCTGGATCGGACGCAGGAAGCATACAGATGCATACTCAGGGTCAAGCAAGAACGCGTCACGCTCACGCATGAAGCGGTTTGGTGTCACAGAAAGTGTACCAAAATCAGACAGATAGACGTCAGCAGCGCCGATGATGGTTGTTGGGCCATCGGAAGGTGCTTGGTAACGCTGAGCCGCAATACCTGCAAAGCCTGATACAACAGTTTTGTTGTGTGGGCCGACCATCAATACGCTTGGCTGACCGCCCGCGGTGTATGCCAGTTGCATGGCGTTCTTGACCATTGCTTCTGTCAAGTCGCGCTGCGTGCCATCTGTACGTGCATCGGAGCCATCGCCGGTTGGTGATGCGCCGTCGCCAGCAAGATTGTCGTTGGTTGCGATCCATGCGCCCAAACCGGCAGTTTCGCGTGCAGTTGAAGAATTGCCAGCAACTTGTGCATTGTTGTCTGTCAACGTGGCTTCAATGTCGCGGCGTAGCTCTTTGCCGCGCTTTGCAAGCTGGAAGCTAAGTTCGTCGTTACGGCCTGCCAAGTCTTGTGCAGACATGTTGCCAGCTACAATGGTTGTACGACGCAAGATGTGCGTGTAGTTGCCGACGCGCGTTGTTGCAGATGATGCATCGAATGATGATACATCGTCGCCGTCGATTACAGCAGTTGTAGAAGTCGCTGCAAGCGTGTCTGTCTGCCACTCAAAATACGTGTTGGACACGTTCTCGGAGCCGATATTGGATTGCAAGGGCACTTCTTCTGGTGACACGTTTGAGATGATGTCAGAAAGGCTCTCTCTGATGCCATTGGCATTAAAAGAGGTGAATGTATTTGATACGATAGCCATGATGGCCTCCTAAAGTAGAGATTTGATTGCAGCCGCGGCATCATTGACACGGCCACTTTGACGTACGCGCTGTAGCGCTTGTTGTTGCTCGCCCTTGGGTCTCGGCTGTGTCGCTCGGCTTCCGCTTTTCAATGTCTTGGACGCTTGCTGTTTCGGCTTCTGTTTTGCCGTCTTCGCACGCGTTTGTCCGCGATCATATAGCATTGCCTTACGCGCTAGTTTCACAAGCGTTGCATTGGTCAATCCGCTAATGTCTTGGTCACTGAAACCCTCCCGAACCAAGAAATCTTTTAGATCACCTGCTTCTTTTGTGGCGACTTTTTTGTCACGCCACTCTGGGATAATCTCAGGCAAGACCTTACGCTGCTGATCAACAAATTGCATCTGCATGTGCTGCACCTTTTGCTGGTGTAGCTGCTGCATCCGCTGCTGTTCAGCTTGTACCGCTTGCAGTTGAGCGTTGCGCTCTTCGTTCTGCTTACGCCACTGACGTTCTGCCTTCGCTGCCATAGTAGGGTCTGCATCATACAGAGTATCCCAGTCTGGCTCCTGTTCGACCGATTGCTCTAGCCGCTGCTGTAGTGCTGGCAGCATCTGAGCGTATTGGGCACGCTCTCGATCAATCTCTTCTGCTTGCGTCTCCACCTCACGGGTGCGTTCTGCAAGCGCCTGAGTTTTACGAGTGTAATCTCTCTGCCGTAGTTGTCCGCGTTTTAGCTCTTCAACGGTAATCTCTTCGCCGTCTACATCGACAGTTGCCGACATAAGGTCAAAGGATGCGTCGTCAAACTCTTCAGCTTCGTCCTCTGCTTCGAGTTCGCCTTCATCATACTCGTCAGATTGCTCCTCTGAATACTCTTCCGGCATTTCGGCTTCATCCATAGATTGCTCTACGGGTTCGGCCTCAAGCGCATCAGGCTCTGTCACGTTATCCTCTTGAGGCGAGATCATGGCTCTGATTGCATTTTGTGCGGTGTTCAGATCAGTCCCTAGTGGGTTGCTGGTGTCTGACATGCGTCTACTCCCTATTATGCGCTATTTTGACTTTTTTTCAATAGCAGCATTGTCCTGCATTGCACGCAGCTTCTGGCCTACCGCCTGAACGCCGCGCAGTTTCATGTAAAGACCCTCGCGGGCTTCACTATCGCTGGGCGAGGTGGTCTTGAATTCCTCCCAGCAATCCTGTTCGATCTCACCCATAAAGCGGATGAAATCAGTGTCACGTAGAAGACGGGAAGCCTCGTTCCCGTCGTCAATTATTTGCTGCTTAGACTTCACGCGTAGCATCCTTAATTATGTCGGCCTGCGCCTTCATGACTTCGCGGTTGATCGCCATGTCCGACTTAATCTTAGCCACGTTGAGCTGCGTGCCATACTTGGCCTGCATTTCTTCGGCCTTGACGTATAGCTCCGCCTCAAGTTCGTCGCGCTTGCGATCATCGTCCATTACCATCTTTTCACGCCCAAGCTGCAACTCGGCAGCTTTCTTCTGCATGTCCGCCTGTATCTGCTGGATTTGCACCTGTATCAACTGCTCGTTGATGTCAGGCTTATCCTGCGCTGGCGGTGGCTGGAACTGCGCTGGGTCTGCCCAGAATTGCGAGGTGTCCTTAAAGCCCGCAAGCTCCGTCATCGCCTTTAGCGTATTAGACAGCTTGTTGATGTCAGTCAGCGGGTTCTGTGGACCCATCGTCGCCATCGCTTCCTTCTGCATCTCGCCGATCTGGCGTAGCATCATCATGCGCTCAGTGTCAGAACCACGGCCCAGAGCCACGTTGATAGTGACGTCCATATTTGAGTCAAATGCGCGTGGGTCGATTGGCACAAATTCGTTACTCAATCGGACCATGCGCTCGCGATCTTGGTGTGTCGTGATCAAGTGTAGCGCCAGTTGATACATGCGCTTGACGCCGGTCTCAGCAAAGATGCGGGCGATCAGCTCAATGTGCTGCTGTGCTGCGCTTACAGTGGCAGCAACGGCTGTCGCCGTGGATGACTGCAAGGCGTTAGCGTCAAGCCCAGCAGACGCCTTTGAGATGCCTGTGCGGGCCTCTTTAACCTGATCCATGTATTGCAGGACTGGGAACGCCTCACGACCTACGAACGGCATTGTGAGTGGCTGAACCTGACCGGCAGAACGCTGGCGGATAATCGCGCCGACTTCTGTCGACATGACGTCATCCATGTTGACCATTCCCTCAGTCACAGCAATGCGTGGGTGGATCGACATTGCCAAGCTGTCTAGCGTGTTGCGCATAATGGACGACTTGATGCGCTGGATGTCCATGACGGTCTCAGCGACAGAATGTCCGAAGAAGTCATGCGCCTCTGGGTCTGGGCACATTGTGGCAAACGGTGCCATTGTGCATGGCTCATTCATAAGGATTTTATTGCCGTCGCCTGCTGTGCAAATTTTGCGCAGCTCAGCGATGCCGTCGCCGTCGTAGTCGACTTTGATGTAGTTCTCGACGTAGAGAACCTTCTTCATCGCCGGATCGTTACGCTCGTTCATCTCATTTGAAAGAGCCTTGTTGCGCGTGTAGCGCTCGACGTTGGTCGACATGTCTTCGTGCGCAGAGCCTAGCTTTGACACTTCGTCGTAATCGTAGCCCATAG